GTTGAAGTGCTCGACTCGGAAACCGAAAACCCTACCCAAGGGGAACCCAGCGCCGACGCCTAGCAGAGCTGCTAGTAGCGACGGGCTGGTGGCCCCCAGCCATTGACTTCGACACCAACGATCTAGCGACCGTCGTCAAAGTCCTAAACGAAAGCCGCAAGCAATGACAGTCGAGATGCACTACGAGGTCCACGGACTCAAGCAGGCACTCTCTGAACTGTCTCGCGTGGACCGCCGTTTGCGTTTACAGATAACCAAAGACTTTAAGCAGCTGACCAATCCGCTGGTGGCTGACATCCGCAGCGAGATTCCCAAGGACCCGCCTATCTCTGGTATGGGTCGAAAGTGGGTTACTCAAAGCGGCTATCAATTGTTTCCATGGAATGGGTCTGCGGCAATGACCATGGTCAAGCAAGCGGTTAGCGCCAAAAAGCCGAAGGAGTTTGCCGGCATCGTCCGCAACCTTGCGGTTTTCTCGGTCAAGTGGCAGGGCATGGCTAACACTGTCTACGACATGGCTGGTCGTCGCAATCGCAACGTGCTCGGTGATCGTCTTGCAGAAAAGCACGGCAAGCCTTCACGCATTATGTACCCAGCGTTTGAGCGCCATGAAGGAGAAATTCAGCAGGGCATGCTTGACATCGTCGAGAAGGTTGGCAACGCCGTAAACCGCAATCTAAAGGTGACCCCTAAATGAGCATCATTCTCAGCATCGTCGCAGACGCCAACCTCAAAGGCATCAAGAGTGCCATTAAAGAATTTGAAAGCCTTAAGACCAACGGAGAAAAGGCATCGTTCGCAATCCGCAAGGCAGCGCTCCCAGCTGCTGCCGCTGTAGCAGGTCTCGCTGCCGCTGGTCTGTCTGCTGCTAAGGCTGCCGCAGATGAAGAACTTGCCATGAAGAAACTGGCAACGCAAATCCGCAACAGCACCACAGCAACGGACGCCCAAATTTCTGCCAACGAGGATTTTGTAGCGCAACTTCAGTACACCGCTGCCGTGTCGGACGACGAGCTTCGTCCGGCCTTGTCCACTTTGGTGACAGCCACTAAGGACGTCAGCCATGCACAGCGTTTACTGCAAACAGCGTTAAACGTGTCCGCGGCAACCGGCCAAGATTTAGGGTCTGTCTCTGAGGCGCTTTCGCGTGGGTTCTCAGGCAACATGCGATCTCTTGCAGCCTTGTCCCCAGAGCTAAAGACCGCAATCAAGAATGGCGCTGACTTCTCTGACGTGCTCAAGATTCTTGAAAGCAACTTTGGGGGCGCATCTGACGCAGCTGCCAACACCGCATCCGGCTCATTGAAAAAAATGCAGATTGCCCTTGACGACGCTCAAGAAACAATTGGCTTGGCACTGGTGCCGTACCTTGCTGAGTTTGCTAAGGGGCTCCAGAAGGCTGCCACCTTTGTTAGAGAGAACACGCCGCTAGTCATTGGGTTCGCAATTGGTGTCGGCGGTCTTGCGACGGCTCTTTTGGCAGCCAAGGCCGCAATGGTTGTTTACAACACAATTGCTGCCATCACCACTGCAGCAAACACAGCTCTTGCTATTTCGGGTTTCGCCGTGCAGATCGCCACGGGTGTCGGTATTGCCACAGCCATCGCTGGCGCTGCCGCACTTGTCGGTCTCACCGTGATGGTCAGAAACGCAACAAAAGCCCAAGGCGATTATGCCAATGCCACAAACAAGGCAGCAGAAGAAACTGGCTACTTAAAGGTCCAGATTGACAAGGCTCGAGAAGCAGGAGATAGGGCGCGTCAGGCTGAAGCTGCCGGTATTGCTGCCGCCGAAAAAGCCAAGGCCGCATCAGATAAAGCAAGACAAGCCGCTAAAAACTTGTTCGAAGCCACTAAGAAAGCAATTGAAGGAGCTAAGCAATCTCTTCGTGAATACGCCAGTGGGCTTGCTGACGCAGTGAGGGGCTGGGTGTCTCTCGGCTCTGCTGTCTCTGGCGCCACTGACTCTGAAACGAAATACCAAGACGCCCTTAAAGAGCGGGTAGATGCTTATGCAGAACTAAACAAACTTCAGAAGGATGGCGTTTACACGCAAGAGCAGATGGCAGACGCCACCGAGCGCGTTGCGAAAGCCGAAGCAGGAGTCAACACTGCACAAGCCCAGCGCAAGACCTACTCTCAGGCATTTGCCGAACAGATTGCAGCCGCCAAGAAATTTGGGGGACAACTTCAGGAGCTCATTGCGGCTGGTCTAGGCAGGTCTGGTCTTGCACAGCTCATGAACCTTGGACCCGTGGCTGGTTCACAGGTCGCCGCTGATCTTCTTGCAGGCACTGGCGGCATGAGCGTTGCATCTCTTAACGCAGACCTTGGCTCAATTGACGTGGCAGGTGCAGCACTTGGCGAGTCAGCAATTGCCGGAGACATGGGTTTACTTAATCAAGCCAATGCTCGCCGATCTGGAAACAACGTCACCATCAACGTCAGCGGTGCAGATCCGCAGGCTGTAGTCGACGCGCTGGTCAAGTACTCACGTCAAAATGGTTCACTTCCAGCACAGATTAAAATCTCACGATGAGCCTCTTTAGCAACTACAAAGTTGAATACTTCAGCGGGTCCGCTTGGGTTCAAATACCAGAGCTAGTCGCATTAGATTGCACTGTCGGCAGAAAGCAAGTGACCGACAGTTGGTCTGTGTCCACAGCTTCTTTTACTTTCCGCTACCCCACAGGGTTTACATCACCTAACACAGCTCTTCTTGTTGACGTTGGGATTAGATTTTTTTCGCCCGGAAACACAGTGACCGCCGCATGGACTGGCTTTATTAGAGACGTCAAAGTGACTTGGGGTATGCCATTCCAAGATGGTGTCGGCGAGGCAGATCTTCTCACTATTGACGCCGAGGGTGCAATGGGGCGTTGGGGTAGAACACAGGGCGACGGGTTTACCCCGTCAGTGGCCTTGGCTAACGGCCAATTGACAGAAGTAACCAACTACTACGGTCTCAGCTGGAATGGAAACTTGACCAGTGAACCAGTCAACCCAGTAGCCACTGAAGGACCCCTGTCCGATTGGATGCAGACCTTCATGAACACTGTTCAAGGTCGTCTAATTGATGGCGCACCACGGTCCTCATTTGACGACGTTTACCGTCAAGGCAGTATTTTTATTTTTTCTAATGCAACCAACTTGACTACATTGTCGAAATTTTCTGACGTTTCTAACGACTCAACCAACGCAATTTATAACGTGCTTGATTTCGACACACTTGCTGACAACTACATAACTGAAGTAATTGTCGAAGCTCCTCCTCTAGTCAAACAAGGCAACCGTGTCGGAAGTGCGCCCTACCGCAGCTTTGTTATCCAGACCTATGCAACAACGGTTGAACAAGCCAGCGACCTTGCAGATTATTACTTGGCGTCGGTTGACGATCAGGTGGTGGCTCCTAATGCTGTTTCTGTCGTTTCTGGTGGTCAAAACGGCACCAACATAGACACGATGAATACAGACATCTTTGCTTTTTTGCCTGCCTACAAGACCCGTATTCAGTTCAGAGGTACCACAGTTGCTGCTCGCATCGAAGGCGCAACCATGACGGCCACTCCAGAGCAAACCCGCGTCACTTACTACCTGTCGTCCGCTGAATCTAATCCTTATTTCATTTTGGATAGCGACGACTTCGGGATCTTAGATACAAACAAGTTGGGGCTTTATGTCTATTAGCAACACACACGGCAAGTTAGGATTTTAGTTATGCCAGTACCAGACTTTTCACCCGGGGAGGTCCTGACAGCGGCCGCTATGGACCGAGTGGGCCTTTGGAAGATTGCCACCGGCACGCTTTCCTTAACTACTACTCCGACCAATGTCACGGGCGTATTCAGCTCGGACTATAAGCAGTACCGTCTGCTTCTAAACGTTACTAACAAGTCAGCCTCAATTCGTGTTGACATGAAATACATCGTTGGCACAACGGCTACTAGCACTAATTATTACCAAGCCGGTATTGGTTCTGATTACACGTTTAACAACACGCTTTATTACCAGCGATCAAACAACGACTCGCAGTTTTTTGGCATTGCCAGTTCCGCGCTTTTGGGTTGGTCTATGGACATTTACAACCCCAACAAAGCCGCGCTAACCATGCACCACGGCACCCTTGTTGACGCCAACACAGGATTCCCGTACATGGTTGGTGGCAGTCAAAACTCAACCAACCAGTTCACAGGCTTCCAGTTGTTTACAAGCTCAGGAACCGCAACCGTTGAATACCAAGTGTTTGGATACCGAAACTAATGAGCAACACAGAGAAGCAAATCGTTCATGACTGGTCTTCGGGCAGTCTGGAAATCTACGAAATAGACGCTGAGATTGAGGAAAAGCATGAACCGTCTTCTGACAGTGACCTTGCTGGCGCTGACCCTCAGTAGTTGTGGCTATGACGGGTCATACCGTTACCCCTGCCAAGACCCAGCAAACTGGGAAACAACAGAATGCAATCCACCCATTTGCACAGCGTCAGACACTTGCACTGGCAACCTAATCCCACTGGAGACAACCGATGCCCCCCTCAGTACGCCAGCACCCTGAAAAGCGCCACACCCCCGAAGAAATCCACGCCCGTCTAATTTTTATCATCGGGATCACACTGGCGGTCGTGTTTGCTGCATCAGTGCTGTCAATGCTTTACGCACTCATCTTCATTACCCAGCCTTTAACCTCGCAATCGCCCAATGACGCCGCATTCATAGACTTAGTAAGCACCCTCTGCGTCTTTATGACCGGCTCCCTCGCCGGCGTACTCAGCGCCAATGGTCTTAAGTCCAAGCCCAAGGAGCCTGCTAGTGACTCGTAAGTATCCCTACTACCCAGCGTGGGACGGCAAGAAAGCCTCCCCCGTTACCGAGAAACTCATGGATCTCTGCAAGCGCCGTTGGGGGTTCAGGAACCTAGGCATCTACGCAAACCGTCAAATGCGTGGCTCCAACAATCTGTCAGTGCATGCCACTGGTTTCGCCGTTGACATTGGCTACGGCTCAGGCAAGGAAAACCGCGCCAAGGCCATCCAAGCTTGGGACTGGTTTGTGAAGTACAGCGAGGAGCTGCGTATCTGCGAGATACACGATTACGCCTACAAGCAGTGGGGTCGTGGATACAGGTGCAGTCGAGGGGCAGGCACCAAAGGGGTAAAAATTTTCACGTCGACAGATAACGCTGGGACACCCGGACCCACCTCTACATGGCTCCACGTTGAGATCTCTAACGACTGGACACCAGAAGCTTTCGAGGCTGCATGGAGAGCGCTACCCAAGCCATAGGACTCTTGCCGGCGACGGGACATCGCCCGCAAGATTAGGGGGTGGGGTCGATGTTTCTCCCCGATCCTGCCCCCGCCCCCTCGGGGTGCTTGACATGTGTTTACACGCTCGCTACTGTGTTTACATA